AGCTATGGTGCATTGACAGCACAAAGCAACAATTACTATCGTTCATTCAAAGTAACGAACTTGATGTAATTAATAAGCCACCTTCAAGAGTGGTATTTGAAAGAGGGACTTCGGTCCCTCTTTTTTTTGCTTATAAATAGACATATGACAGCACTTAACAGAACCCCCGATAATACAAACTTCTTCCAATCGAACAAGTTTCTATTGACTTTTCTTAGAGCGCCAGCAATGCAATATTTCTGCCAGTCAGTGAATTTGCCTGGAGTGTCTCTATCAGAAGTTCCTCAATCAACACCATTCGTTGATATCTTCAGACCTGGAGAGAAAATCATATATGATGTACTTAATGTGACTTTCTTGGTAGATGAAGATTTGACTTCATGGTTTGAAATTCACGATTGGATTCGTGCATTGACATTCCCTACAAAATTTGATGAGTATAAAAATCTAGGACAGCTTTCACCAAATGCAGTGAACACCGCAAGTCCTCAATACTCAGATGCATCATTAACTCTATTAAACTCAAAGAACAATCCAACTTACCGAATTAAGTTTCTTGATTGCTTCCCAACAACTCTATCATCTATAATGATGTCAACAACCGATGATGCCAATGCAGTCATTACTGCCGATGCGTCATTCAGATTTACCGTATTTAATATTGACAAACTATAAAATTGTGTTATACTAGTTGCAGATTAGTGTAACTATTATTGAGGTAATTATGAATAAATTGAATGAGTTGTTAGATATGTGGACCAAAGATTCTGACATGGACAGAACAGAGCCAGGTAAAGAACTTCTAAACATACCAAAACTTCATAGCAAGTATTTGCGTATTTTATCAAACAGTAAACTTGAAGTCAAGAACTGTGAATTTAAATTAGCCAAAATAAAAAGATTGAAGTGGGAATACTACACAGGTAAACTAGATGATGACCAATTGAAAGAACACGGATGGGAACCATTTCCATTTGTTCTCAAATCGGACATATCTACATATCTTGATAGCGATGAAGACATGAATCGTGTGATTGCTCAGAAAGCACTCAACGAAGAAATGGTTGATTCATGCAACGCTATTTTAAAAGAACTCAACAATCGTACATGGCAACTCCGAGACTTTATAGCATGGGAAAGATTTATACAGGGTGCATGATTTAACAATTAAAAAAGTGAATGAAGTTTTCTTGCATGTTCAATGCGAAAAATCAGTAGCACAAGAACTGTCAGATTACTTCACATTTTATGTTCCTGGTTATCAATACACACCAGCATACAAATCAAGATATTGGGATGGTAAGATTAGGCTATTTGACCTAAGAAGTTTTCACATCTATCATGGTCTGTTAGAATATATTCGTGTGTTTGCTAAAGAAAGAGAGTATACTCTTTCAGTTGATAGATTCTCAGAAGTCACAGAAAACTTCTCAATGAAAGAAGCCCATGATTGGGCATTATCATTAAACCTTCCACATGAAGTAAGAGACTATCAACTCAAAGCGTTTGCTCAAGCAATTCGCAATAAAAGAATGTTGTTGATATCTCCAACAGCATCAGGCAAATCTCTTATACTTTATTTGATAACATCGTTTCTTCAATTCAGTATGCAGAACAGAAAAGGTCTGATGATTGTACCAACAACATCATTGGTTGAACAGATGTTCACAGACTTCAAATCATATGGTTATGATTCTGAAGAATACATACACAGACAATACTCAGGTAAAGATAAAGTCACAGATAAGTTTCTGACAGTGACTACATGGCAATCGATTTATAAAAATCCACCTGAGTACTTTGAGCAATTTGATTTTGTTCTTGGTGATGAAGCACATCAATTCAAAGCAAAATCATTGACAACCATTATGACTGGTCTTGTCAATTCAAAATATCGCATTGGTTGTACAGGAACACTTGATGGAACTCAGACACATAAACTTGTACTTGAAGGTCTGTTTGGTCCTGCTACACAAGTCACAACTACAAAAGAACTGATTGACAATAAACAGTTAGCAGATTTTTTCATCAAGTGTTTGATATTGAAATATCCCGAAGCCATATGTAAACAATCAAGAGACTGGGACTTCAATACTGAGATTGAATACATAGTAATGAACAAAGCAAGAAATGAATTCATTAAGAATCTTGCTCTTTCATTGAAAGGCAATAGCCTAATTCTGTTCCAATTTGTTGAGAAACACGGTAAAGAATTGTATGCCAACATCAAAGAAGCCGCAGGAAAAAGACAAGTATTTTTTGTCTTTGGTGGAACTGATGTTGAGATTCGTGAATCAGTTAGGTCAATTACTGAGAAAGAAAATGATGCCATTATTGTTGCATCTTATGGCACTTTTTCTACTGGCGTTAACATTCGGAATCTCCATAATATTATCTTTGCTTCTCCTTCAAAGTCTCGTATTCGGAATCTTCAATCTATAGGTAGAGGTTTACGAATAGGTGAGAACAAAGAAAAGGCAGTATTGTTTGATATATCAGATGATTTCAGAATAGGTAAACATACCAATTACACATTGCAACATTTCATAGAGCGTGTTAAAATATATGATGATGAAAAGTTTAACTACAAATTTTACAACATTGACCTCAAAACCTGACAATCTAAATGTTAAGATAATCCGTTTAGTAACGGGAGAAGATGTTCTTGCTGATTTTATTGAAGACTCTTCTGATGGTACAGCATTGCTTTCAAACCCAATGCGTCTTGTTTTTAAGAGACTACCTACAGGACAAAATGCAATGCACATGAGTCCTTGGTTACCAATTGAATTGATTGAAGAGAATATTGCTCAAATACATTGTGCTGATATTCTTACAGTTGTGAACCCAAAAGATGAACTCGTTGACCACTACAATACTATTGTTGACAGTGAGCAGAATCGTTTGATTCTGCAAGATGAACAAATCAGATATGCTTTAAATAGGTTGAGAGAAGAAGAGATTGAAGAATATGATGAGATGGTATCAGAGGTCCTAAAGAACAATCCAATACATTAACTTCAAACGGAACACAGTTAGTATACTGCATCGATGACAATCTTGTCAAGTGAAATTTTATAATATTACCAGGAAAACAATATGGCCGCAAACCCAAAACACTATGTAAACAATGCCGACTTTCTACAGGCAATCATAGAGTATCGTCTGAAGGTCAAAGAAGCCAAAGAGACCGATAAAGAAAAACCTAGACTATCAAACTACATTGGCGCATGTTTCTTGAAGATTGCAGAACATCTATCAAGAAAGCCTAACTTCATATCATACTCATTCAGAGAAGAGATGATTTCTGATGGTATAGAAAACTGCATTCAGTATGTTGATAACTTTGACCCTGACAAGTCTAAGAACCCATTTGCTTACTTCACCCAAATCATTTACTTTGCTTTCTTACGGCGAATTATGAAAGAGAAGAAACAACTATATGTGAAGTACAAAGCAACTGAACAATTTGGAATCATGGAAGATGAGTACGATGAAGACACTGGTACAAGTAGACCATTCATTCTCTATGATAACATTTCCGAATTCATTCAGAATTTTGAAGAAAGCAAGAAGAAGAAGAAAGACAAGTCAACCAATAAAGGCATAGAGAAATTCATTGAGCCTGAAGAAATGTTATTGGAAGACATTGAAACAATACCGCTAGAAGAGGTAGAGGCAATCTTAAAAGAATCAGAAAAAAGTTCTTGACACCTTTGTCATTTTTTGTTATACTGACAGACTAACATATTTTAGGAAATAATTTGAAGTAATCAAGTGTCGTTGAATATTATTTTTTATAAATACTAATGATACCTTGTTAGGAGAATAGTATGAGAACGACACCTGAAAAAAGAAAAAAAACATTGGAAAAATATAATAACAAGCCTGAACGCAAAATTTCAATGGCTGAATATTATAAGAAAAATAAAGATAAAGCCATAAACCGTCAAATGATGGCAAATTATGGAATCACATTAACTGAATATAATCAATTGCTTGACAATCAAAAAAGTTTATGTTATATTTGTGGTTCACCCCCATCACAAAATAGAAGATTGCATATAGACCATTGTCACAATTCTGGTAAAATTAGAAGTCTTTTATGTGGTAATTGTAACACGGCTTTAGGATTATTAAAAGAAGATTCGAGCAGAGTTAAAAAAATGATTCAATATATTGAGGAACATAAAATTTGAAACTGGCACTCATAAATGATACGCACTTCGGTGCCCGTGGAGATAGTCATGTGTTCAATGACTTCTTCTTCAAGTTTTGGGAAAACACATTCTTCCCATACCTAAAAGAACACAACATCAAAACATGCATTCATTTGGGTGATGTTGTTGACCGCCGTAAGTTTATCAATCACAATATTGCATCTGACTTTCAGAATCGTTTCATGCGGAGATTTTGGGAAGAAGGCATTGACACACACATCTTGATTGGTAATCACGATACTTACTTCAAGAACACAAACAAAGTAAATGCAATTCAAAATCTATGCACTTCATATGATGGTGTGAATGAGCCTTTCATCTATGATGACCCTAAAGTAGTTACATTCGATGGTGTTGATATTCTATTGATGCCATGGATATGCGAAGAGAACTATG